ATCCAAGGGAAGATTGGTTGATACACCAAACCCTTACTGCTCTCACTTACTTTAGTAGAGAGTTCTCTGATAGAACACCAGTATCTAAATCACTTAAACCAAAAATATAGGTAAATCAAATGGAAACACAATTAGATAAAGTTAAGAGCGACTTCATCCGTCAAGTCAGTGCATTCGTATTATGGAAGGACTGTCTAGATACACTAACAGTACATGGTGATATGGTGTATATTAAACCCTACACTTATCTTGATGGTTACATAGACGGTATTAAGAATACTCTAGCAGCAGAAGATATCAATGAGTATGTGGAGTTCACTAAAGACTATCTGAATATGTACATACCGTTTCACATAAAACATTTTTTAGAGAATAATAAGGAAGAGTAATGATTGAAGTGTATGGTGCTGATTGGTGTTCTTACTGTAACAAAGCTAAGACTTACTTAGATGAGCTACAGATAGAATACAACTACATAGATGTAGATAATCATCCTAACTTTGAAGCTGATTTTAACAGGGAAGTTAAGAGCATACCTCAAATCAAACTAAACGGAGAAGAGATAGGTGGCTATGAAGAGCTTATCCGTCTCATATCTTAAGCATCTATAAAACTAACTTTTTTAGATGCATGGTTAAGGGGAACATTAAAGTTCCTCTTAAACTTAATAGCTCTCAAGGAGAAAATCAAATGGCTAAATCAACTACAGCAAACAACAGTTCAACTGAAATTATTCGTGACCTAGAATTACACTGGGCTAACGTATACAAGCCTCATAATCCTTTCGGTACAGAGATCTGGGATATTCAGATCCGTACTACTGATAAGAATAAGGTAGAAGAACTAGCTAAGCATGGTATCAAGCTTAAAGAGCATGATGAAGGCTACTTCTTTGGTAACGTAAAGCGTAAGACAGTTAACGCTAAGGGTGAGCCTATGAAGGCACCTGAAGTGTTTGATGCAGGGAAAAAGATTATCAGTGAACCTATTGGTAATGGCTCTAAAGGTCATATCAAGGTATTCTCTTATGACTACAAAGTAGGTGGACGTAAAGGACGTACAGCAATGCTTACTGCCCTACAAGTAGTAGATCTAGTACCATACAAAGCAGCTACCCAAGAAGTTGACTTTGATGTGGAAAACGATGACGTAGGTTTTTGAGGTGAGTATGAGAGAGTTCTTAGCACTACCGTTCTTACTATTAGCGAAAGGGTTTGCTCAAGTAACCTCTTACATTGACTCAGCACCGTGCCTCTGTTTCTCTCTTCGGGAAGCAGAGGAAGTGAATGATGAAAACCTAGAGGAAATCACTGATATTATTAGGAGTAAAGATAATGAGTGAAGAACAACATTCTTCAACTAAAATTAATCGTCAACATGTTATTGAGACCTCTATTGACTTTCTAACTAAGCAAGTAAGCAATCAGCGCCTGCATGTAGCGAACCTTCTAGCGAAAACAGGTGATACTGAAAGCTACTCCTATCTCCAACAGTTCTTTAAGAACCTCGAAGAGGACATTATCGAGGCTGGAGAGGAAGCTGTATATGAAGTTAGATTGATGTACAGTAAAGGCCAGTAACATGTGCAGTCCTGAGCATGACTTTAAACTGCTTTATTTTTATCACTCCCTGTAGCATAATGGATAATGCACATGTCTTCTAAACATGCGATTACAGGTTCGAGTCCTGTCGGGGAGGCCATGCGGGTATGGTGGAATTGGTATACACAACAGACTTAAAATCTGTCACCGAAAGGTATCTGAGTTCGAGTCTCAGTATCCGCACCAACTACTAGGAGAAACATAATGAAACAAATACATTACGCCGTTGAATGTTATCTCACTAAAGATAACTTAATAACAACTATAGAGTACAATGATAGGAAGATGGCTGAACGTCACATGGGAAGTTGTATACCTAACTATCCTATAGTTAAGTTGATTAAGGTTACTACCGTGATAACAAGACAGCAGATAATGGAGATAAATAAGGAGAAAGACTATGAGTAAGTATGTATTCGATATAGAAGCTGATGGGCTTCTTAATACCATAACACACATATGGATGGTTGTGTTTAAGAAAGTAGATGAAGATCTATTTGTAGTATTCACGGATGATGATGATAGTCATAAGCCTCTATCAGAGCTACCTCAATGGGTAGCTGATAATGTGTCTATGTTAATAGCACATAATGGCATCCGTTATGATCTACCAGCATTAAATAAAGTCCTTGGGTACTCGTTACCTGAGGACATTAAAGTTATTGATACGCTTATTGTATCACGTATGAATGACTGGCCTAACAAGAGGCTTAAAGGTAGACATGGCTTAGGAGCTTGGGGAGAGTTCTTAGGCCATAAGAAGATAGAGTTCAATGACTTCTCTAAGTACAGTAATGAGATGTTAACCTACTGTAAACAAGATTGTGTAGTCAATGAACAGATCTTTAAGCGTGTTATGTATGAAGCTAAGAGTTGGTCTCAGAAGTATCCTAAGTACCCTAAGGCTCTACGTATGGAGCATAACATGGCTAAGTATACTGCCTTACAGGTAGAGAACGGATGGTTCTTTGACTTCGATAAGTGTCAGAGTCTTATTGATAAGATAACCTCTGAGATGAATCACATTGAAGCTAATGTAGAGCCACACTTAGGAGAGATAGTTAAGCTCATAGATAAAGAACCTAAGAAGCCTCAATACAAACGTAATGGTGAGTATACAGCTACATCAGCTAGAATTATAGGTGAGTATCTGAACATACCAGTAGATCCTAAGGATGCTTTAGAACCTAATGCTCCTATGAAAGCTGGTACTCTCTTTCAACGTAAGTCAGTTACTCCTGCTACTATGGGTCAACAGGGTAGTGTGAGAAAGTATCTAGAACATCTAGGTATTAAATGGACTGAATGGAACTGGAAGAATGTAGATGGTGACTTCGTTAAGACTACTCCTAAGCTTAATGATAAAGATATTAGAGCTATAGGACACCCTCATGCTGACTTGATAGCTGACTACTACACTCTAAGATCACGTAGAAGTATACTACAGGGTTGGATGGAACAATCAGGTGGTGATGGACGTCTTAGAGGTGATGTCATGGATCTAGGTACAGCTACTAGTAGACACTCACATAAGATAATAGCTAACATACCAAGTGGTAAGGCTGTATATGGAAAAGAAATACGAGAGTTATTCACCTGTCCCAAAGACAAAGTCATTATCAGTGCTGACGGAGCCTCCTACCAGATACGATTACTCGCTCACTATCTTAAAGATAAAGATTATACTGATACAGTTCTTAACGGTGATGCCCATCAACGCCATGCTGACATCGCTGGAGTGGATAGAGCGACAGCTAAGCCGTTGTTCTTTGCGATTATATTCGGTGCTGGTGCGGGTAAGTGCGCATCAATCATTAAAGGTAGCCAAGCTGAAGGCAAGAAGATAAGAGAGAAACTTATTAACGGGATACCTAACTTCTCTAGACTCATAGAGAAAGTACAGGATGTAGCTAAACTTAATGGATGGATTCCCGGTATCGATGGACGTAAAGTCTATTCGGAAGAGCCCTACAAGGCTATCAATTACTTAATACAATCTACTGAAGCTATCTTAATGAAGGCTACAGTAGTAGCTATTAATAAATCATTCGAAGATAACAACATACCTTATAAACAACTACTAATGTACCATGATGAAGTCTCTTATGAGATAGATCCTAAGTATGTTAGTAGATGTGAACACATTATACGACATCACTTCGCAGAAGCTCCTAAGCAGTTTGGTGTAGATATCATGGAGGCTGGAGATGTCAAGGTAGGGGCTGACTACTACGAAGTCCATTAACATTTGAGGAAGGTTATGAATACGAATAAACTATGGGTATTCGAATGCCATGCTTTAGTTAAGCCTATTAGTATTAATAGAGCATGGTATATGAATAAGAAGAAGTCTAAGGCGTATCATACCTTCCAAGAAGAAATGTTACCTTACTTACAGGGCTTTACTGCACCCAAACATATAGTAGATAACAAAGCTATCTTACATGCTGAGATGGAATTCGGTTTCAGTAGTAAGAAGAGTGATGTAGATAATTGTATCAAGACAACTCTAGACACAATGCAATGTTGGTTTGGGTTTGATGATGTGATAGTCTTCAAGGTTACTGCTTGTAAGACTCACGTTAAACGTGGTAAAGATTATTTAAAGATAAAACTTATAGAAGTAAATAATGATGCTGACACAGATACAAACACCTAAAGACACCTTCACGATAGACTACCCTGCTGCTGTAGAGTATCGTAATAAACAATCCAGTATCTTCTGGCCTCCTGAAGAGGTTAGAGTAGAGAAAGATGTTCAAGATATACTAGTCAATATGACTCCAGCTGAACGTCATGCTGTTATCACTGTACTTAAACTCTTTGTTAAGTATGAGTTGATTATAGGTGATGAGTTCTGGTCTAAGTTCGTTATGAAGAAGTTCCCTAGACCTGACATTCAGTCTATGGCTAGTCTCTTCTCAGCTATCGAACTATCAGTACATGCTCCATTCTATGCTAGGCTTAATGAAGAACTAAAGATAGCTACTGATTCTTTCTATGACTCATATAAGGATGATGAGGTACTAAGTGATCGTATTAAAGTGTTAGAAGATATCTTCAAAGAAGGAGATGATCTATACTCTCTTGGTGCATTCACCTTTGCTGAAGGAGCTATCCTCTATTCATCATTCGCTTTCCTTAAACACTTCCAATCACAAGGTAAGAATAAACTACTTAATGTAGTGAGTGGGATTAACTTCTCTGCTAGAGATGAAGCCCTACATTCTGAAGCTTCTGGTTGGTTATTCCAACAGCTACTTCGAGAGAAGATGGAGGCTAATCTTGTATCTAAGGAAGACACATTGCTCTTGGAAGAAAGGATCAAGAGTACCGCTAGGACAGTCTACGAACACGAATGTAGAATCATCGAAAAGCTCTTCGAAGAAGGAGACATTGAAGGAATCTCAGCAAAACAACTTGAATACTTCGCCCAATCAAGAGTGAATGTATGCCTACGTAATATGGGTTATCAGAATCTCTTTGAGGTTACTTACAATCCTGTATCGGAGTGGTTCTATAAAGGCATTAACGGTTATAGTATGAACGACTTCTTTAGCAGTGTAGGTAATCAATACGAAAGAGGTTGGGATGAAAATGAATTTAAATTCTAAGGAGAAACACAATGAGCTATAACAAACTATCTGAAGAAAGAAAAAGACTACAAGCTGCTGGTGAGTTACCTGAATGGTTTTCTACTGGTGGCTATCAAATGTTTAAGGAGAAATACCTCTATCAGGCTAACACTCCGAGGGATCAATATGAACGTATTGCTAGAACACTGGCTACTCATACTCCTGACCCTAATAGCTGGACTAATAAGTTCTTTAATCTATTATGGAAGGGTTGGCTCTCTCCGTCTACCCCTGTACTCGCTAACACTGGAACTACTCGTGGCCTTCCTGTCAGTTGTGCTGGTAGCTATATTAGTGACAATCTAGATAGTATCTATAAGGGTAAGCATGAGATAGCTGCTCTAACTAAAGCTGGCTTCGGTACTGCTAGTTATCTAGGAGATATAAGACATAGGGGTGCTGAGATATCTGTTGGTGGTAAGGCTAGTGGTCTACTACCTATTATCAAAGGCTTTCAACAAGACATGGAGTATGTATCTCAAGGTACAGCTCGTAGAGGTTCTTGGGCTGGTTATGTCCCTATCGACCATCCTGACTTCGATGAGGTATGTGATCACCTTGAACACAACCCTGATGGTAATAACATTGGCTGGAATATTAGTAACTCTTTCATTACTAAACTAGAGAACAGAGATAGTGAAGCTATCAGACGTTATGGTAAAGCAATGAAGACTAAGATGGTGACAGGTAAAGGTTACTTCTTCTTCCCAGATAAAGCTAATGATAAGAGACCTCAATGGTATGTTGATCAGGGTCTAGACATCAAGTCACCTCAACTCTGTGCTGAGATTATGTTACACTCATCTGAAGATTATACTTATACTTGTGTTCTATCTTCTATGAATGTAGCTCTCTATGATGAGTGGAAAGATACTAATGCTGTCTATGAAGCTACTGTATTCCTTGATTGTGTAGTACAAGAGTTCATTGAGCGTGGTAAGAACATACCGGGGCTAGAGAAGGCTATAGCATTCACTAAGAATAGTAGAGCCTTAGGCTTAGGTGTATGTGGACTTCACACTCTCTTTCAGAAGAGACGTATAGTGTTTGGTTCATTTGATTCCATGATGCTCAATACAGAGATCTTTAGGCACTTAGATACCGAGAGTAAGAGAGCCAGTCAATGGATTGCTCAGGTATGGGGTGAACCTAAATGGATGAAAGGTTATGGATACGCTAACACTCACAGAATTGCTATCGCCCCTACTAAATCAACGGCTCTTATCATGGGAGGAGTCTCAGAGGGCATCAATCCTGATACAGCTATGGTCTACACTCAACGAACAGCAGCAGGCGAAGTGGATAGAATTAATCCAGTCTTGCTTGAACTCATGCAGGCCAGAGGAGTATACAACCGAAGAACTGTTGAACGTATTAGAGATAACATGGGGTCTGTACAGAGTGAAGAATGGTTAGATGACCATGAGAAAGAGGTATTTCGTACTGCCTTTGAAATACCTCAGATGGCTGTAGTAACTATGGCTTCAGCTAGATCTAAGTTCATTGATCAATGGCAGTCTCTTAACTTATTCTTCTCAGCAGAAGAAGATGAGAGCTATATTAATGAAGTACACAAACAAGCTTTCCAAGACCCTAATATCTTAGCTCTATACTATGTGTATTCCAAGACAGGTGTACAGGCCAGTAATGATAATGGGGAATGTATGGCATGTCAATAGAATATAAATGTAGTGAAGACTATAAGTTAAAAGCAAATAGGATATGTAAACAAGACGGTTGTAATAACCCTGTTCAAAAACCTAATTGGAATGATAAGAAAAAGATGTGGAGATCATATACTGATTGTTCCTCATGTAATCATTCTAAAAGAAAGTGGGGCTTTAACAGTGTTGTAAGAGAACATATGCTTATTGAGCAGGACTGCAAGTGTAAAGCTTGCGGTTCCCCTATTAGTTTTAATGGACAACATTCTGGTTGGAAACAAAATGATGCAGTGGTAGACCATTGCCATCATACTGGGGAGATAAGAGGGCTTATATGTGGTGTATGTAATTACATTGCTAGGCATGATATCGATAGTGATAGGCTTAGAAGTATAGCCGATTACTTAGATAATCATTATAAATAAATATGAGGTGAAACATGATTGCAATAATAGATGGTGACTCAATACTTTACAGAGCTTGTTATGGCACTGATGATTTAGAGTATGCTAAAAAGAAGTATCTAGAGATACTGAGAGCACAGATAGATGATTGTTGGGCTGATAAAGCTATATGCTTTGTTAAGGGAAAAGGTAATTGGAGACATAAAGTCTTTAAGTACTACAAAGCACATCGAAGTACTGTAAGTAAAGAGGATCATCTGAAGAGTCATGGTCTCAATATGGAACTAATGCCTCCTCTATTAGATTGGTTAGTGGCTAGTCGTCTAGCTATACCCTCTAATGGTATGGAAGCTGATGATCTAGTAAGACGTAAGGCGCTTAAGTGTGAGGCTAGAGGTGAAAACTACACTATAGTTAGTGCGGATAAAGATCTAGACTGTATTGTAGGTAAACATCTAAGACCTTACAAAGATAAAACCTCTTCTTACTTCATCACTCCAGAGGAAGCTGATTATAATTACTATAAACAAATTATGATCGGTGACTCTACTGACTTCATTAAATCACCTAGACTTCTTGGTCCAAAGACAGCTGAGAAGCTACTGAAAGAAACCTCTAGAGGTAACTGGAAGAAGATGATTGAGAAGGAGTATAAAGAGAGATGTGGTAGTGAGTGGTTCCATGCACTCATGTTCACTGGTAGTCTAATACATATACAAAGATATGCTAATGACTTCTTTGTATGGGATAAAACTAAAGGAGACTTCTGGGAATGTGGATTCTCAGAAGCTCCTAAATGCTATGGGTATAAACTAGATGGACTCGAAGCCAAGTAAGACATGTGCCTTTTGTGGTGGTAAGAATAATAAACACAATCTAAGTTGTGAGAAGGTGTATAATGAACTTCGTAAGGCAGTTAATAGATTCCCTCAAAGGACTAGAGCCAAATGAGGCGATCCATGTTATATTAGAAGCACTAGATGAATTCAACGTGGAGTTAGTAGAACTACTCCATGATGATACCATAACTCCAGCTGAGTACTTCTGTAACCTTAATGTTAGGGCTACTCAAGCTAGTATTGTAATTGAAATTATTAGGAGAACAAATAACGATGATAGCTATCATGCTATCCAATTAGAACCTGATCCCGAAGATACTTGTACTGTTTACAGTGCAGTGATTCATTAAATATAACTAAACTTAAGGAAAATATTATGACTATTTCTGTTGGTAAAGCCTCTTGTAAATACTGTGGATCTAAAGATAACGTATCTCTATTCAGAGATGCGGATAGTGATATAGTCAAGGGTAAATGCTGGACACCTGAGTGTAATAAGTTCTACCCTGATTACTACAATGAGGATGCTATGGAAACAAGAATAGAAGTAGAAACAGCCCATGTTAATACAGGTATTAATGACTACCCCTGTCGTACTCATTCCTCTAGACAGATCAGTGAAGAGATCTGTAAGATGTTTAATGTACGTAGTGCCATCAATATAGATGGTGAAGTCTCTACTACCTACTACCCCTACCCTAGACCTGACGGTACTAGTTATAAGATACGTAACTACCCTAAAGACTTTAAGGTATCAGGTGGTCTCAATAACATTACTCTCTTTGGTCAAACAGTCTTTGATGGTGCTCCAAGAAAGAGAGTAGTTATTACTGAGGGTGAGGAAGATACCTTAGCTATAGCTCAATCATATCTTGAATACAACGGTAAGATCTATCCCGTTGTATCTATCCCTTCAGCTTCTAACCTAAAGCCTGTTATAGAAAACAGGGATTGGATTATGGAGTTTGAAGAGGTAGTCTTCTATGGCGATAACGATGACGCTGGTAAGTCTGTCATACCTAAGTTAGCTAAGATCATAGGATATAACAAGCTTAAAGTAGCTAAAGGTAAACACAAAGATGCTTCAGATGAGCTCACTAAAGAGGGACACAAAGGTGTACTGTCTGCTATATGGAATGCAAGCCAGTATAATCCTCAAGGCATACTCCGTAGAGATACCCTATGGACTGCTATGGAAGACTACGCTAAGATAGAGAGTGTTCCTTATCCTGATTGCTTTGATGGTCTCAATGAGAAAGTTAAAGGCATGAGGGGTGGTGAGATAACTCTCTGGACTAGCGGTACAGGTAGCGGTAAGAGTACTATGCTACGTGAGATAGTCTATCATCTAATCAATACTACTGATGATAAGATAGGTATTATCTCTCTTGAAGAGTCACCTGCTGAGACAGCTAAGAAGCTATCATGTATGGCTATCAATAAGAACCCAACAAGAGAAGATATCGATGATAAAGAACTCAGACAAGGCTTTGATGCTGTATTTGGTGATGATAGGATTCTTGTCCTCGATCACGCTGGTGCCATCACTGACGGTATTATATCCCAACTTGAGTACATGGCTGCTGTGGGTTGTAAATATCTCTTCATTGACCACATTACTATACTTGTTTCTGAAGGAGCAGAAGGACTAACTGGTAATGAAGCTATCGATAAGATAATGAATGATCTATTGAAGGTAGCTAAGACACATAACGTATGGATAGGTCTTGTATCTCATCTACGTAAGACATCTTCAGGTAAATCCTTTGAGGAAGGTGAACTACCTTCTCTTGATGACATCAAAGGCAGTGGTAGTATTAAACAGATATCAATGGATATCATAGCATTCGCTAGAGACAGTGGTAACTCAGACCCTACTATCCGTAATACTATTCAGATGAAGGTATTGAAGTGCCGTCACACTGGCCTTACTGGTCCAGCTGGTGAGGCTATCTATGAACATGATACAGGACGTATAAAACTTAATGTAGTAGAATTTTAAGGAGGATGTATGAATAATCTTGTTGTAGAATACCTGAGCACTAGGCTCGGAAAGGTTGTTCTGAATACTAATAAGAAGCAGGCCTATGGTCCACTCTATTTAGTACACCTCCTACAAGACAATGGTGAGATCTATGAGGAAGATATCGCTAAGTTAGTTAGTATAGCTACTAACATTGTACTACATAAAGCATCTAATGATCCTTCAGGGAAGAAGGGAGAAGCCTTACTCACTCATACAGCTATATCTATAGGCTTTGAGGTAGCTAACTTTAAGTCTGCTACACTGAATAAGGAACAGATGCTACACATAGGAGATCTATTCATTGAAGCCTTCTATCATGCTGGCTTCATTGAGATAGCTATCCAAGATGGTTTCGCTCCTAAGTCTGGTTCACCTTATGTTATCTCTATTAAAGATAAGTTCAGTGAGTTAGTTAAGACACAACCACCTAAGAACTTATTACTCTATACTACTGAAGAACCTATACCACCTATTAAGGGTGTGTTACAGGGTAACAACTATGCAGTAGTTAAAGGAGTTAATTCTGAGACAGCTAAACAACCACTGATTATCCATCAACAAGCATTCAAAGAGTCTATTGAAAGGAGAGATCCTTGGGTTAAGGCTGTAGATAAAGTACAACAACAACCATGGATAATCAATAGAGAGTTATTAGAGGTTATTGAAGACAACTTAGACTCTATTCTTCCTGCTAAGAAAAAGAGATTAAATAAATATACTAAGGCTGAGATCAATAATGCTTATAAAGCTTTACAGAAAGATCCAAGCGAAGAGAACAAGCAAGCGTATAATGAAGCTTCTGAGAGGTGGAATCAAGAACTATCCGTTCTCAGAGACATCTCAAAGAGAGCAGAGTTAGAGGCTATCTATAAGAAAGCTTCTGCTCTTAAACATGTATCTGCTTTCTATCAGTATGTAGATGTAGACTATAGAGGTCGTATCTACTACAAAGAACCTTTCTTTAACTATCAAGGTAGTGATATGGCTAAGGCTCTCTTTATGTTTGAAGAGGGTGTTAAGCTAACAGAGAAAGGATTGAGGTGGTTATACATTCATACTGCTTGTTGTTACAATGAGTCTTATGAAGCACATCAAATACCTTCATGGTGTACATATGACTATGCATCTCATCTAGAGAGTGAAGGGTTAGACTCTATCTCAGTAGATAAGATGACACTAGAAGATAGATACCTATGGACTGTTAATAACTTAGACTTCATTAAGCTATCAGTTAACACTATCAATAACTGTGAGAAGCCTTTCTCTTTCTTAGCCTGTTGTATTGAGTTAAATAACTACTTCAATAATCCTAATCATCTGTCTCATCTACCTATACCTATAGATGGTAGCTGTAATGGCTATCAACATTCAGCGGCTATAGCTAAAGATGAGTTAACAGGTAGACTAGTATCTCTTGAGGCTACTCCTATACCTTCTGATCTCTATGTTCAATCAGCTAAGTCTCTTATTGAGAGAGAACAAGAGTGGTTTGATAAGAGAGATATGCCAATGAAGCATATCAGGAAGTATATTACTAAACGGGGTACTATGACTAGACAGTATTCAGCTGGTGTTGAGAAGATAGCTGATAGTATGTACTCTGATAGTTATACTGGTGAGATCACTGATAAATATGATATAGCTATGGTAGACTGTGAACTACTCTCTAAGAGTCTAATTAAAGCTCTTGAAGAAGTATGTCCCGGAGCTACAGATACTATGTCATTCCTTCAGTCATTAGTTAACTTTGAGATAGGTAAGACTAGTGCTTATGATATAGATGGTACTAAGTGGACTCATACTAAGAAGAAGAGACTACACTCTCGTAAACAAGCTCTTAAGCGTACTAAAGATAAGACAATAGATGAAGAGTTAGAATTAGCTCTGATAGAACAACGTCTATCTCACGTTAAGAAGACTCGTTATGTATCCTATGGTAATGGTAAGACACATATGGAATGGGTTAGCCCTTCTAACTTCCCTGTCTTCTATCACTCATACCTTACAAGAGAGTTTAATGTCTATGTTACTCTAGCAGGAGTACCTATAGGCCATAAGAAGAATGGAGAGCATACAGGACGTATTACACATGTCTTACAAGAACCTTCTCCTTATGCTTCTCTTCAGGGGCTAATGAGTGGTATTAGTCCTAACTATATTCATTCACAAGATGCTGCTCATATGGCATTAGTATTGAGTGAATGGGACTATACCTTTGGGGCTGTCCATGATAGCTTTAGTACTCATGCTGAACATGTAGATGAACTAACTGTATTAACTAAACAGAAGTTCATTGATATGTACAGTAGTGATAACTGCTTTGTGGATATAATGAACAATGTACTAAGCGATACTACTGGCTTTGATAGACCTCTACCGAAGTTAGGTAATCTAGACATTAACAAATTAAATGAATCAGAATACTTCTTCTGTTAGGAGATATCATGGAAAAGAAAAGTTATAACTATATGGCATTAGCTAACAAGATGCCTGTAGATGATATGGATGTAGTAGAAGCCTTTAACCTAGACCCTAAGGTAGCCTATACTCCTGAGATTAACAATGCTGCTTTGAATGAGGCTATGCGTAGACTAAGAGTTAACCTATTAGAAGAGGGTTATACTGAAGAGCAAGCCAACAATGAAGTAGAGCTCTATCGTAGCGGTGTGTTAGAGAATATTAATAACGCTACTAAGATGAGTCGATAAATAAAGATGCCCCAAAGAGAATAATCTCTAAGGGGCATTCTTGTTTATGAAGAGGACTTACTATTAAAGTAACCTTTACGTATAGCCTTCTGTATCTTATCCCTACCATTAGACATTCTATTCAACATCTTCTTAAGAGGGGCTACAGCACCTTTACTAACATCTAGTCTAGGTGTAAGCATTAACCCAGTTAATTTAAGGTTGATGTTAACCAATGCCTTAAAGTCTTCTGGACTAATCACTAAAGCTTTACGTCTGTTTCTTTGAACAGTAGGATCAGGATCCATATTAAATCCTAAAGAAGCTAGTTCAGTAAACTGGGGTGGAACCCTCCATCCAGCAGATTCAGCTGCCTTAAGCAAACCAATCCTGTCTTTATGGGTGTTCTCTTGATTCTCCCATATCTTCCTGTTATAGTTCTTCATCCTTTCATTTTCTTCACTGTTCTGTAACCTAAGGGCTACCTTCTCAGCGTAATCATCTAACAAACCGAATATAGCTCTGTATTGAGAGTCAGCAGAAGTACCTACTAAGAATCCCTGTTGCTGATTCTTAGGAGCTTTCTTATTACTTTCAATAACTCTATCAGCTCTACGCTTTAAGTCATTAGACGATTGAATAGCCATATCATATAGCTGATCAAATGTATTAGACTCCATAGCGATAGCTGTCATAGCTATATTGTTGTATGCTATATTATGGAACAACCAAGAGTTAGCATTAAGAATGTTAGCATCATGGATAGGTACGTTAGGAGAAGCAGTCTTCCTTCCCATGTTCTGGGATAGAATAGCTATCTTCATTACAGTAGCATCTAGTGCATGAGTAATCTTAGCTGAGAGAGACTGAGCAAAACCTTTACCGGGAGACTTATCATAACGAACAAACTGTTCATCTTCAACTCGTACTCTAGGTGTAGGGTTATCTATCCTGTCTTCTCTTTCTAAGTATACCTGCTTATTCCCTTCAGCATCATAGTAGACTTCTTTATTAGGGTTACTAGCAAGCATCCCATCAGTAGCCTCTTCCATAGCTATCTGTCCAGTCATACCAGAAGGTAGTAATTCACTAACACTCATAGGTATTTCAGTACCCAAGTCATTAACGATATTAGCTCCGAACTTATTGTTCATTGCTAGTATACGACCTAAGGGTTCTACAAACCTCTGTACTGAGTGTTCAGCTAATACTTCTTCATATGTCTGACCATATACATTCTTCATAGCATCAACAACAGCCTTATCAGAACCAAACTCTTTAACTAAGCTATCATAACCCTCTGGGTTACGTAACTTAAGCTCCATCATAAGGTCTTTAGTAGCAGCTGTATTTACTCTAGCATGTAAACCATAGAAGCCATGTACTAAGACATGTCTTGTAGAGTTCTTAATACCAACTAGATCAACTAGATCATTGAAGGCTGTTATAAGAGCTTCAGCTTTATCCTTATCATCTGCATATAACTTAATAGCAGGAGAGTGTGGACCAGTAATGTGATCTCTCATAACATCATAGAAGGAATCATAATCACTAAAGAATAACTCTGTATCTTCAGGATCAATAGAGTAACCTAAGATGTTAGTACCCTTAGTTCCTTTCTTAATTGCTTGTAGCTGTACGTTAGAGTTGTTCTGGTCAACTTCTAGTATAGCCTCCATTGGGTAATGAGTAACAGTAGGATCAAAGTAATTAGATATATCCTGTAACTGAGATACATGGAACCCTAAGTCACCTCTCTTCAGAATAGCTTTCTGTTCCTTAGTGTACTGATCAGGTAGACGAGGCATAGACAATAAGTCTTTATTGATCTGAGCCATCCTCTGAAGCTCTTTATCTATCCTACCTTTATTAAGGGCATAGTAACGAACAAGATCAGCATCAGACATAGAGTTAAGTCTAGGTGTATATTCATTTCTAGCACCATAGTACTTATACTTAGGTGTGAATGTACCTACCTCTTCAGCTAGTTGTAAGAACAAACGAGCAAACATAGCTGCTCTTGTCATCTCAAGGAACTTGTTCTTATCTGCTTTCTCTAGATTTCTTAACTTCTTAAGAGACTCAAATCCCTCTCTAGTTACAGTCTTACCATTAGAGTTACTACTGAATAAGATGTTATTCAACTCATCAGCAATAGCCATCAAGTCATAGTTAGCGGCAGCTATTCTATCTTTAAAGAATGTAGGTTTCTCTGCAAAGCTCATTACAGCTCTGAGAGTAGCCTTCATCATAGACATACCATCACGACTTAACTCATGGTGACGTAGGTTTCTACCTCTACCCCACCGAACAAACCTAGGTTTACCTGCATGTTCATAATGCTCAGGGTTTGTTTCAGGGTTAGGATCAATCTGAAACTTAGATAAACGTAGGTCAACATTTAAGATAGACCAACCATGATTCCTATCTTGGTTTGTTTTCTCTTGAGCTTTAATCCTAAGTTTGTCTAGAGTATTCTTATTAAGAGGTTGATCAGAAGGAATGTTATTAATCTTTCTGTAGTGAGCTACCTCAGTATCAAAGTATTTCTTCTCTGTCTTCTTATAGTCTGTATCAGACATCTTGAAGTACTCTCTTTCGAAGCTATTCACTCCCTGTTGAAAGTCTCTCAATGCCTTATCATACATCTTAGCTACTAGTTCTAGACGTTCAGGAGATACTTGACGACCTACAGCGTTAAGAAGATCTTCATACAGATACTCAGGTAGAATACCTTTCTGTAGCTGGTTAGTAAGATCCTTAACTGTGTTAGGCATATCTCCAATGTTACCTGAAACATTAGAAGAAGGAGTTATAGGAGCTAATCTCTTCTGGAACTTCTCAGGATAAGCTGTTTCGAGTATAGCTTCAGCTGCTTTATAGTCCTCTCTAGCCATAGCAGAAGGATCAGTGAACTCAGCGTAATAAGTTACTGAACCTCTAGTACTAGTAGATCTATAGATACTAGCTGTACCATCATCTACCTTACTCTGTAGTACTCTGGTACCTACCATAGCGTAGTAAGGATCATCCTCACGCTTAGTCTCTACCCCATTCATCTTAGCCGCCATGCGACCTATCTCTGTTACCTGATTTTGTAGGGTAATAAAGTCAGCTGCCTCACCTTCATCTACTGCTCTTGATCTAGCTTCAGATACAGAAGGGAAGGACTCACCCCTATTAAATCTACTCTCCTGAAAGCCATCTCCCCTGAAAGCCATCTCTTCAGTGTCATCAGCAATATCTTGATTGGCTTCATTCTCACCAATACCAAACATATGGACATTACCTAAGACACCATAGGTAGCAGTATTAAGACCAATACCTAAGGCTCTAGGATTCACTCCGGGATAGAGAGATTCTAATACTTCCTTACCACGGTACTTAGTCTCCATCTCTTGATTGGTGTCAGGGTCTACACTTCTTTCAGAGAAAATAGTTTGATCTAATAAACCAGTAGATTCAGGAGATAAGGTATACATTAACTTATCTGAATTAACGAATAAGTCTTCAGTAGTAACAGGTGTTAACAGAGGGTTAGTAAATTCAGGATTAATAAAACCTTCTTTAGCTCTAATACCTAACTGTTCTCTTCTCTTCTCATTAACACCTTCTTGAAAGCCTATAGGATCAGTCATATCATAATCACTGATACTAATACCTTCAAACCTTTTCTGCCTTAACTTCTCTTCCTCAAATCTTTCTCTAGGTAGAGGTTCAGCTGGAGTGTCTGGACCAAAGGCTACACCTCTAGGGTCATTAACCTCTAGTGCAGGGGTAGGTACATTAGTAAACTTAACCTTCTCCTCAGGAGAGAGATCACGATATACAGGTTTACCCTGTGGATCTCTCATAACCTTAGGCTTACCATTAGAACCTAATATTGGTTTACCCTGTTTATCCCTTTCAAAGACAGGTACTCTTTCTTTATTGATAAGAGGGTTAATACCTTCCAACTCTTTACGATTCTGCATATCAGCAAAGATTTGTTCAGGAGTAGGTACATCCCTCTCTGGTTCGATCATTAGGTCTAGAGGACGAGGGACGACAACAGGTTGAACACCTTCCTCACCTACAGGGGTAGTAGTACCCGTGAACTTTCCCGGTTTTGCTCTCATTATCTGCTTCCTAATATATCATCAATAGTTGTACCAGTCTTCTCATCAGAGAACTTACGTGAAATACTAGCTGCTATTCCACCGAATGGTATAGCCTTCTCAGCGGCTCCACTATAATCCCCTGCTATCACTTTCTCTTTGATACCACTAAAGTTACTCAATGCAGGTATACCTAACATGTCTTCTATAGTACCACCGAACCCATAACTATCTGTTACTAGACGGTTGTATATCTCCATACCAGTACCAAATATACCTGAGTAATCTACAGCACGTTGGATATCACCATAGTCATGTAGATATGGATTAAGCTCACCATGTCTCAATAGATCTTTAAGGTATTGGCTAAGGTAAGACATCATCAGAGCACCTGCAACTACCTTAAACGTATTAAAGGCTATAGGAGCAGCTGCTTCTGCTAGATACTGCTTCCATATTCTAGGTAGAATGTTAGCTGTCCAATGACTAACGAAAGACATAAACATAGTAAAGAAGGGAACACCAAATCTCTTCTCTTCCATGATAGCCCATCTAGATCCCGGCTCTAATCTAACTGACATCTCATCAGTAAACTTAGGAGCTAATACATTAGCCCAGTTATCCCAAGATGCTTGGAGATCAGGACTAAGATCAGTATAGTCTAGTCCTTGAGCTTCTGCTTCTTGTAATAGCTTCATTGTGATAATAAAGTTATTTACATCATCGAAGTCAGCACCATAGAAACTTAATCTCTCATAAGCATGAGCTTGAGATTGAGTCATCTTAGAGTAATCACCATTAAGAGGGACAAGACTTAGAGCTAACTGTTCCATAGTGTACATACCTAGAGACATTCTAGTTATACGTACAGAATCGGCTAGAGGCTTGAGTAAGTTAAGCTTGAAGAACAATCTCATCATTCTATCTAAATGAGAAACTTCCATATCAGCACCCTGTTGTGCTGCTACTTCCCCCTCATTGTAACCTGAAGCGTAGTAGTTCTTCTTAGCATCACCTTCCCTTATAATCTTAAGGTCTTCAGCCATATTAATGACAAAGCGTTTAACAAAGTCATATATGATTTTAGGTGTTTGGAACTCAGATGGTTTACCTGTTCTAGTATCTTTAACCTTAGTGCCCAAGAAAGCAAATACTGCTTCAGCTGCTTGGGCAAATAAAGCTTCATCTAGCATCTGGACAACAGCTACAGATCTAATATATCTCTCTGCTTGAGTAACAATACCTTCTTTACCTGACTGAATACGACCATAAGAGCCAGTATCCATGTCTACAAGATCAAGTAAGTCTTGAGCTAACTCAGATGCTCTCTGTTCATCTATAACACCATCACTGTATAACTCATTAATGATGTTAGAGTAAACATTGAGGTTATCACTACCTCTGAACTTATTGTTAACAGTACGTAATGACTGACTAACAACATTGTTCATAAGTCTACTAACAGCGGTATCTGAATAGAAGTCTGGTAAAGACTCATACGCCCTTAGATCTCTAAGAGTAGGTAATACAGTACCTATCTCTCTACCCTGCATTAAGAGATTGTATAACTCTCTAGCATTAGCTTCCCCTACCTTCTCTCCCTTACGGAGTCTCCATAAGTCTGTTGGAGCCTCTATATCAGCAAGCCTCTTAACAAACTCTTCTGAGTTCTCTCTTACTTTAACAGTATCAGGAAAATTAGATCTGAAGAAGTCCTTCCAAGCATCATTTTTAACAAGATACTTGCCATTCTCTTTTCTAGCAAACCTTTCTTTATCTTTCTTAGAAGCATTAGGTATTAATTGTTTCTCTATAAACTCATTAACACGCATAATGATTTCATTAGCAACATCATACTCATCCGTAGTCAGTTGTCTAGGATCAAAGGTAGCTGAACTCATTCTATCAATAAGAGAGTTAAGATCTACATTGATAGCATTAGGAGTAGATAAAGATTTACCTTGATCATCAAGCCAAGTAAAGAATTCAGGGATAGTACCTAATAGAGATGCCTTCTGTTTATGATAGGTATTACCCTTCATGTTCTGAATAGCACCTTCAATATTCCCTAAGATAGCTGACCCCTTAATTACTTTACCGAAGGTATCCTTCAAGATAGGGAGTAAAGCTCTCTTCCTAAAATTAGTAAAGGGATTGTACTCACCTCTAGTAATTTTAGATACTCGTCTACCCATTCTACCCTGAGCTTCTTCAGCCCAATCAAAGATAGATTTACCAGTAACAGGTACATCATACTCTTCAACTGATTCTTCTACAGATTTATTACCTGTAGCTTCCTTAGTCTGGAAAGCAGTAGCAGCAGAGTCTTTAGCTACATTAATATCATAGTTAATATCTTGTCTTAATCCATGGTATTTAGTGTAGTCAGCTATAGAGTTAGGTAGATGATAGGAGGTACCTACAATACCACCTGCCGCACCAGCATTAGCTAGACGCCAACCGTACTTCTCCCAATCCTGAGCATTCTGAGGAACACCATTAACACCTAAGTATTGAATAGATTCCTGAGCCATCTCAGTTAAGGTTTCTCTACCACCTTGTCTTAACGCTCTATTAAGTAATGAACCTACAGCCTTCTTCTTGGAGATCATAGCTGTAGTACCTAATGCAGCTTCCTTAAGAGAGGCACCTATAACCTTCCGAGTCATACTCTCTATTAACTCTACAGCTGCATCCTCAGTGATACCATCTCGTTTAGCTATATATTTAGCAAAGTCTTTCCTACCTTCTTTGGTAAGCATATCCTTAGGATCAAATACACCCTTAGCACCAAAGACATCAAGCATAAAGATAGGGATACCTAATGCCCAAGCTAAAGCTATATCTTCCTTACCTGTAGTCTCAATGATCTCACCCTGTACACTACCTACAGACTGCATTAGAGACCATCCCTTACCTATGAGAAAGCCTATACCCCCACCTATAGCTGTACCTATACCGGGAGCTATAGCTGTACCTATAGCAGCACCCGCAGTAGTAGAACCAGCTAGAATAGCATAGTCTGGTCCCTGTACGATGATGTTGTTTAAAGCAAAATCAGACAGATCACCTATATCTTCTACATCCTCTAGCCCTATCACATAACCTGAAGGTGTTTCCCTCTGCATTTCATCTTGAGCTTTCTTAACATCATCTAAAGAATCCATACCCAAAGAGACAGCAAAAGAGTTAGCATTAATCTTAAGCTGATTACCATAGTAATCTAAAGAAGTAGCTAAGGAGTTAGGGTCTTCACCTCTACCTTTAAGTAAGCCAATACCTCTAAACTCACTATCACCTAATTGAGGAGTAAACCCTTCTAATCTAGGGTCTACTAACATCTTAAATATTTCTTCGTTCTTCTTCCACGGTTCAGCTACTTCTAAAGCATTAACAGCCCTATAATGATTACCCGCATCATAAGCAGCTTGGATGTTAGCATCCTGAAAGTTGTATCTACTAGGCTCTAATACACCTTCAGCAGTAAGAGCTAGATGAGCTTGATCCCCATACTGATTCTCAAGTACAGTGAGATCACGCCCATACTTATCTTTACCCATATCTACTGGAGTGTTATATCCAGAATCTATCTTTGACTTAACTGACTGTACATAATTACGTTCAAAGGGGTTATAGTCTAGTACCTGAACGATACCAGACTGCATATCGGCTCCACCCTTCTCATCCCTCAATATTGTAGGGGCTTCAGGTGCATCCATCCCATAGAAACGTTTACCATCTGAAAACTCTTCCTTAGAGTAAGGAGCAGCATCAGGGTTTTTAGTGTATGAGGTATCAGCATCATATAAGACTGCTTCTTCGCCACCTATCTCTACTTCAGGCTTCTCGAAAGGTGCCATCATAGCTTGTATTTTTTCAAGATCCATACATACCTCATACAGAGTACTTACAGTTTGTTAATGTGTTTGATAAGATAACGAGCGTTAATCTTAGCTATCTCTTCAGCAGATTTACCCTTGATCTCTTTCATGTATTGATTACGTAGCTCTACCTGCCAATCTTCTAACTCCGAGGTAGTTCCATCTAATACACTTAGACCTTGCATAATGGGGACTGAAGAGTTGTTGTATTTTTGTCCACCAGCTAGCGCAACTCTATCATTAAACCCTTTAATAGCTAATTCTAGATCAGCAAATACAGGGTCATTAGGATCTTTTGGAAGAGCAGGTAGTCGAATGTTACCTGTATTCATATCCATAAGTCTAAGATTGGTAGCAGCAATAAAGCCGGGGAAGTTAGTTATAGGCTTATTGTATTTACCTACATACTCCGTAGCAGCCTTAACATAGTTCTCCATCATGGCTTGCCCTTCAGCACTAGTCAAATAGTACAAGGCCGCTTCTTCATTTCCATTAAAGAGTTTCTTAGCATTACTCATTGCAGCTATCTTAAGGCTATTGTAGTTAACCTTATTGCCAGACAAAGTATTAGCTGTTCGGGTATCTCCATCTGTCGTTGTGACAGTAGTTCTAATACCAAAGTCTTCAATCGCCTTATCCCACTGTGATTGAAGATGGTTTTGGAGACTTTCTCTACTGTGTCTCTTATCATCTTTAGATTCAGATGCACCAGTAGGGATAACAATCAACTCATTCTTATTGGTACGACCTATAAAGCCCATACTACCTACATACCCATTAATCTGAGTCATAGGTTGTAAGACTCTGCCATCAGGCATATGATAAGCTTTAGTTAATACATGAGTCTCTGTTCTATTACCAATGTTAGTAGCGCCAAAAGCTCTAGCAGCCCTATTAAACTGTTGAGGAGAAGCTACCTTTTGACCTATCTCAAATGTTTCTCCTTCAGCAGAAGCCTGAGCAGGAGTAGAAACTACAGCCTCACCAGTAGATGTCTTTACAGATTTAGTTGGAGCACCACCTGTAGCAGTACCTGTACCATCTACAGTAGTAGGAGGAGTACCACCAGTACCTACAGTAGGAGCAGTAACAGTACCACCACCTCTAGTTAACTGTTCAAAGTAAGGAGAAGCAGACATAGCTTGTTGATAAGCTTGAGGCCAAGTCATATAGGTACCATCACCATATATGTCAGTAGCATTCTTAACTATATCATCATAGATCTTCTGATTGAGTTTATCTCTATCTAAACCTACTCTCTGAGCATCCATGCCTAAATTAGCATTAGCGATCTGTGCTTTGAGACTCTGTTCAGCATCGAATCTGGTATTGCGACCAGTCTCTTTCATAGTCTCTCTAGCATCAAGACGATTTTGCGTGTATTCTTCTTCTCTCATCTTGAGAAGAGACTCTTGCTGTTTAGCCTTAGCTTGAGCAGCTGCCTTATCTCTAGCTGCAAGAGTACCTACATACTGCTTACCAGACCATCTGATAGAGTCACCATGATTGTATCCCAAAGCTCTAGAACCAAGATAAAGAACAGCAGACTTAGCTAATAGACCAGAGTCAATGACACCTGAGTCAAGCATAGCTGTAGCAGAATCATCTAATACTTTCCCAAAGAAACCTAAAGGATCTTTAGCTGCTCCTGAGAAATACTGTTTAATTCTACCCCAAGCAGAAGGATCTTTCTTTATTTCCTCTTGGCCTTTGAGATAAGCTTCTCTAGCCTCTTTACTCTTCCACGGAGCATAGTTAACATCAGGATCTTTAGGTGGAGTATTAGGGTTAAGTAGAGAATCAGTAAATGCTGTCAATTCTTCATTAACATTAGCTTCAACTTCTTTCCCATTCTGCATAATAGGCTTTTGAGTCTTAGCATCAATAACAGCAGGTTTACCCTTAGCTGTACCATTTTTCTTGACTAAAGGTTTTTTACCTGTAGCAGGAACAGGAGGTGTATTAGTAACAGGAGGGACTTCATCTCTCCTCCATACATTACCTCTACCACCTAACACTGCAGGAGTACCTGTCATAGTCTGGATATCATCAGGAGTAGCTGTCTTCAGATACTCATCCATCCTCTGTCTTTCTCTTACAGCTCTTTGTTCTTCAGTCATAACAGGAGAACCTGTCATAGCTTCTACATCAGAAGGAGTAGCCGTAGAAAGATAGTCATCCATTAGGTTTCTGTTATTAACAGCAGTAGCCTCACCTACAGACATTCTAGGCGGTACAGGATTACCTGTCATAGTCCTAATGTCTTGAGGTGTAGCTGTAGAAAGATAATCATCCATCATCTCTTTTTGATTTACAGCAGCTATCTCTCCTTGACTCATAGGCTGATTACCCATAGTACTAGGATTACCAGTCATACCAATGATATCAATAAGAGGCGCACCCTTAAGCCGCTGATCCATTAACTGCCTAGCTCTAACAGCATCGTACTCTTTTTTATTTAATCGAGCAAGTGCTTCTATAGCTGCAAGAGGGATTTCACCACCATACTGCATAGGAGGTACTTGACCGCCCGGAGCTTTATACAGGGGTTTAACACAGCCACCACCAGCAACATACTGAGGGATAGTGCCTCCCTGTTGAGCTTGTACTGCTTGCCCCTTATTATTCATAGCCTCTATCTGAGGTTTAAACATACGAGTAGCTTCAGCATTCATTACAAACTCACCGGGAGTTAACCATGCAGGTACCGTATCAGTACCCACAGGTTGTCCGGGATGTTGAGGTACTTCATTCATAGGAGGTACATCAAACTCAAAAGACATCATATTACCATACCTGTCTTTCTGAGTGTACTTCTTTATGTTGTTCATTTGATCTTCCTTCTTACCTTCAAGTATAAGTAATTCTTCACCTGAAGATATATCAATCTCAGGGTAATCTACAGATTAATCTTAAACTACTTCACCGTTCTCACGAATAAACTTAGTATCTCCACCTAGAACATCAAAGACTTTCATCCAGAAATTCTTAATAGGAGTGAAAATAACGCCATGTTTATTTTTACCGTAGTAATACTTACCATAGGACACTAAGGGGTCAGCAAAGGTTTTCTGAACAACCCATTTAAATACCTTAGACTTACGCATCAACGGGACTAATACTTCAGCTAGTTTGTAATAGCCTCTTTTATTACGCTCTGTCATGTACTCATCACGGTATCGTCTTACTACTTCATCCATAGTACCATTACCGTAACGAGCCTCTAACATAATAAAGCAACAGCCACCACCCGAACTAGAGCTTGAACTTGAATCACTAGAGTATGCATCAATTACATTTTGATCACTAGTAAATTTACTAACATCAAATGCATCACCTGTAGTAGAAGAGTAATCTTGACCATAAGAGTAAGATTCACTATCACTACCATAGTTAACTGAACCACCGCTATCAACTACAGGAACAGCCATTGCTGTGTCTTCACTAGCAACTAGTCCCGGAGTTTGAGAGGCATTTATTGAACTAATATAGTTATCTACTATAGCTTTAGCTTCAGCTGGATCACCTGTAGCATTAGCGGCTGCTAATCCTGCTTCTTCTTCAGCGGTAAGTTCTCTACCTAACTGACTAGTGGCGTAATTGGTTGCTACTTCAGGATCATAAGCCAACTTAGTAGCCGTTTCAGTATCAGTCTCTTCTGGAGCAGGTGCTGGAGCAGGTGCTGGAGCAGGTGCTGGAGCAGGTGCTGGACTACTACTAGTACTCTTACTAGTTTCGTTAGCTATCTCTTCAGCTATAGCCTGATCTAGCTCATCCACTGTTACACCACCACCAGTAGAACCAACATCTCCCCAATCGGTATTACCTTGATCTACTAAAGCGTCACCTGCAGTTACTTCTACTTCCAATGGGTCTGGTTCGAAATCAGGATACTGATTGTAGAGCTCTTCCATTTTAGCGTTATACTCAGTACCAGTAATATCTCCTGTTATAAGTTGATTATGGTAAAGAGTTAGCTGTTCCACGAAAGATAAAGTAGTAGGATCAATAATCTCTACAGTCAGAGGTTTAGTATAACCTTCAGTAGTAGGATCAGCAGGGTCATAGTAGCCATACTTAGTAGCTAACTCTATATGTCCGGCATTATATTCCGCCTCACCTATCTCTCCTGCAGCATAAGCATCATCTAAAGATTTAGCTTCTGACAGATAACCTACAGTGTTTGATGTGGCATAACTAGTATCATCGATATCACCAGAAGTATATAAAGCATTTAGAGCATCTATTTCATCAGTAAGTGTATTAGCACTTTCTACAATCTGCTCATATTCATCATAACCGATATTACCAGAAGCGATCTCATCTAACATTAACTGATAGTCGATATCACCATCACTAGTATTAATATCTTCTACAATATTAGTATACTCATCATAGGTAATATTACCTTTGTTTACTTCGTCTAACGCTTGATTGTAAAGATTAGAGTTAACTACTGAATCATTGATAGAATCTACAGCATCATTAACTGTCTGGGTTAACTGCTCTTGAGTAACACCCTCAGGTATAGTAATGTTATTTAAGATATCTTCTTTGAGTTGATCTAAATCATTAGTAGTTAACGCACCATCACCGATAGCAGTTTTAATATTAGTTTCTAAATTAACTAGATCAGATTCAGTAAGAGTAGTCTGAGGTAGCCCTGCAATAGCATCAAGAATACCAGTCTCTAATGCAGTTACGTCAGCTGAAGTTAAATCGTAAGCATCAGTGATAGCACCCTTAAGTGACTCTTCTAAATCACCTATAGTAGAATCTAATGACTCATTGAGCTTAGTCAAATCTTCAGCAGTGAGCTCATAGGTATCAGAAATAGTCTTTATAATACTATCTTTGATATCAGTTAAATCTTGAGTGGTTAACTCAGACTTATTAGTTAGAGCATCAGTTAAGTCTTTAGTAATACCTTCTAACTGTTCTGTAGTAAGATCATAATTATCATTGATAGTCTTAGTTAGACTCTCTTCAATGTTAGTTATGTCTTGAGCAGTAACATCATAAGTATCAGAGATAGTGCCTTCAAGAGAGGTCTGAAGATTACCTAAGGATACACCTAAAGACTCTTCTAGATCAGCAAGATCATTGGCTGTTAGATCATAAGTATCACTAATAGAAGTAATAATACTTTCTTTAATAGCAGTAAGATCATCTGTAGTAAGTTCAGACTTATCTGCTAAGATATCACTTATATTCTTTTCTATGCCTGCTAGATCATCAGCGGTTAGGTCATAAGAATCACTAATACCAGTTAGAATGTCTTCTCTGGCTCCAGCTAACCCTTCTCCTAGATCAGCTACACTCTCTCCTACACCACCTACTGCTTCACCTACACCAGCAATAGCATCAGATACATTCTTCTCTAATGTAGCTATTTCTTCTGCTGTTAATTCTTGAGAAGTAGCTATACTATCAACTAAGTCCTGCCCTAACTTATTTAACTGTTCTGTATTAAGATCAGCATTAGTGTTAAGTGTGTCAATAATAGTGTTGAAATTATCTTGTAGGGCTATTTCTCTTTCTAACTCAGCAGCTGCATCAACGTGCTCTTGCATAGAACGAGCATCGGTGAAGCCCATTGCATTAGCTTCTTCAACAGTGTATTGTCCCGGACCAGTACCTACCTCAATAGTTTGTCCTTCAGGGTTAGTCCATACATTATATACGGAGTCTGCTCTAGTAAGACCTGATCTCCAATCAAGCCCCTCAAAGATCTTATCTATCTCAGCAAACTGTTCATCTGAACCTATACCAAATTCAGCTACAGCTTTAGCTTCATCAAAATTACCAAAGGCATCTGAACCAAAGCCTTCATTTGCTCCAATATTAACAGCCATATCAAAGAGAGCATCAGCCTGAGACTGAGTAACTACTCTCGTATTACCATTAACATCACTTACAACTGTTAGAGGTTCATCATAGTAGTTAGCGGCTGTAGCTTCCCCTGCTTCGCCTGCATTGAGGACATCAAAAGACGCATCTAAGTTATCTATACGATTGTCTAGTATAGTTCCACCTAGCGCATTAGCAATAAGGCCTCCCGGCATCCAAGCAGGATAGTTAAGTAAACCAAATCCTAAGTCTTCAGTCCACTGCCCCCATAATCCTTGCCCTCCCGGAAGGTTATGAGAGTAACCGCCAGCAGTACCCATACCAAAAGGATCACTGCCTGTGGCATATGTCCAACCGCCTCCAGGATATCCACCGCCATCGCCACTCGATCCTCCATTTACAGAGGGAGCAGAAGGAGACGCAACAGGAGAATCAATAGGAGAATCAATAGGAGATCCAACAGGAGGAATAATAGTGCCTCCTCCTATTCCCGGAGTAATAGGAGTAGTAGGAGCAATAGGACTAAAATAGTCATCTCCTACAAGAGGACGAAAACCAAAGTCACCTAATCCTTCAATAGCACTATTATCTCTACCCGAACCATCGTTAACATAACCCATAGCATCATAACTAGGAGTAGCGTAACGCGGTGGTGCATCCATTACCTGAGGAACTTGAGGGGCTGAACTAAATGAACCACCATCTTGTTGAGGTGATTCTGCTTGCTGGTCTACAGCTCCTGTAACCCCTTGAGCAGGTGCTGGAGTCTGATTACCCATGTATCTATTACCATACTTGGGTACATACACATAGTTCGGGTTAAAGTTTGGCATATCTATTCCTTACTTAGGATTAAGAGGAGAGACGAATTTTACATCAAACTCGTCACTTACTTCTCCGCCCATTGACTTATACTTGATTCCAGCTAGTGGTCCAACTAGCCCTCCCTCAGAGAACAAGCCAAACATCTTAGCACCTAATAAACCTGCACCAATCCAAGGCATAGCAGCACCTAGCCCTGCCATAGCACCAGCACCCGCTGTACCTGCAGCCATAGTCCCACTTGCAGTAGGGGCGGCACCTGCCATAGCGTTAGCAATACCAGCATCAACGCCAGCATTCATAGCACTTGTAGCAGCTGTTGAATTCATAAAGGGAGCCTTCATAGCGGCTAGAGCGTCTTTAGCTAACGGAGCACCATACTCCATAGTCTTATTCATACCAGCTTCAGTACCTTTAGATACAGCTAATTGTTTAGCCATATCCATAGCAGAAGGATCATTAGCAAATTGGGCATGTTGAGCTGGTTTAGCTGTCTGTACCATGCCTTCCATAGACATTGGACCAGCCCCTAAACGTCTCTTTTGTCCTTGATACATTACTTACCTCCTTTACCAAATACAGTAGTTGGTGCTCTAGTAGAGGAAGATAATGCTGTACCTCTACCCTGTCCATAATACTGCTTAGGCTTAGTATTTAAACCTTCCATTTGACTCATATCAGGTTTAGCTAAAGCAGTTGTTTCTGTATTAGCTTCTATATTCTGTAAAGCTTGCATAGCTTGACCTAAACTATCAGTAATAGATGAGTCAGCAGGTCTTGTATTAGATTTACCTGCACCCATTACTTACCTCCTGTCTGAGTAGTACTGGACTGTTGAGGAGCATTGCCAAGGGCAACATTAGAATATCTCTGTAGCTCTGTGTAAGGTGCGTCAAGGACTCTTTGACTCTGTTCCTGAAAGACACCACCTACATCCTGCATAGACTGAGCACCACCTTCTGCTTTCCTCTGGCGACCTTCATGGATTCCATAGAGAGCACCTGCACCTTCTGCTGCACGTTGCTGCCTACCCTGTTGGAACTGATAACCCATGTCAGCTAGTGCTGCTTGCTTAGCACGTTCTCCACGAGCACTTCCGAGACTGCCTTGAAGGGCATAGTCTTGAGCACCTGAAGCATTCTGTAGCATACGCTGTACGTTAGCTTTATCATTGTAGATACCAGTACCTTCGACTGCTTGTTGAGCTAACTTAGCTTGTGCTGTATCCATATCATTGTAGATACCAGTACCATAGAAAGCTGATTCAGCTAGCCCTTGTTGTCCTGCTAAACCTAATTTCTGTTGGTCTGTGAGGCCAGCTACAATACCTGCTGCTGAAGGATCTCTCAGATTACCTTTTTCATCAAACTGACCTGATAATCTATTAGTCGCTATCCCTAGAGCTTTCTCATAATAAGGAATAAACTCTGGAGCAATACCTGAAATTGTTGTAGAAGTTTTTGAACCGCCACCGCCACCCATAAGTGACCTCCTATTCTATCTTTCCATGCACTCCACTAAAGGGAATAGCACCATATTTCTTTTGAAGGAATAAAGCATACTCTTCAGCCTTATCACTAGAGCGTATACTATCTGCTCTCCAATACTTACCACCATGTTTCTTAACATGGTCGATCATAAAGTCAAACATGCGAATTACTGTTTTGCCATTATGATAATCGTGATCTACAATACAATCCTTAACATCCATAACCCACTCTTGAGTGTAGTAGTTTTGGAAGGCAGAACAAATAAGAAAACCTTTAATATATTGTGCTTCAGAGTCTACATCTGCTATAGCTAGATAACGGGGATTACCTGAACCTTGCTCTCTAACATGAGTAGTAAAGTGTTCTATCCAACACCTTTCATTCCTCTCATAAGGACTATAGTCGTTATCTTCAGTAGACTTATGCATTAGATCAATGCATTCTAAGATCATATTATCGTTAATGTATACTATCATGGGGGCGTCCTCTCTTCTCTTAACTATGCAGCTAGATATAAATCAATGAGATATTTAGATGCATGGTTAGGGGGGTTCCCCCTCCCCTTTAGATATATTATTAATATATTAATTATTAATAATATATTAAAGATATACTTTAAAGTATATTAAGGGATACCTTAAGGGTCTCTATAGTCCTTTTAGTCCATCCCTTACCATAGATGTTAAAGTTAACTAAAGATGTATAATACTCTAGTCTTCTTAAAGTGTACCTAGTAGCTAATTCTTTATCATCTTTCTTTCTTACCTCACCAAGAGTTATATCTCCTATGATACCATCTCTCTTAGTCCCTACTACTTCTTGTAACATCTTTATAGCTCTTCTTACTCCAGCATTTACTGCCATATCAAAGACTACTAATGCTACACTAGGTGGTAAGTTATCTCCCTTAACCCTATCCCAATAGTCTTCCTTATATATCTTCTTAGCTTCTTCTTCACTAAGCTTACTGATATCTAAGTCAGGATAAGCCTTCTTAGAGATTCCATAGTTAGTCTCTCCTCCCGGATCTCTTGGATCATTGACATACCCTCCTTCATGCTTAAGAATTAATTGTACACAACGATCATAAGACATAACTATACTCCAATAACTTTACGTAATACTTCTACTAAGCCTATAGAATCAGCTACATAAAAAAGAGCTGCCCCATAAGAAATGTATTTAATCTTAATAAGAGTATCGGTAATATCAGCTAAGTCATGAGCTATATTAATGGTTGTCTTCTTAAGATCAGCTATTTCTTCTGAATGTATACCTAAAGTCCACTCAGTCTTAAGTACACGAGCTTCTAGAGCTTGTCTGCTAGTCTGATTAAACTCACTACTCCTTCTTTCCTCTCCCTCATAACTCATAATATCTCCATCAATTAAAATTTATGAGCCAGACTATAGTAACTGATCCTCCGACTATAGTAGCGAATGCATCCTTAATCTCTGGAGTTCCTTTCCCTGAGATCTTATCCCACACTTCCTTCCCTATAGCTACTCCTACACATATAAGAAAAGCTAATTCAAAACCAAGAGGCATTAACATCCCTGTTAACATGCCTCCTGAGAAGAAGTGTAGTTGTTTATCGGCTGGTATTTCTGATAACACGGAAATTCCCCCACACTACGTAGGCATAACCTATACAGAGCATGACTAGTATCTCAGACTGCTGGTAGTAGTAGAGGACAACCCCTGCTGCCACACCCGCTACCTTAGCTATCCCTAAGCCAAGTTTAAGCCCAAACTTATCCATTAGCTTAGCGACTACAGGGTTAGCCTCTACACCGCCATTAGAAATAGCTCTAATGGTTGTCCAGTAGTCTAAGCCCTGTAGCACTAAGTAGACGCCTAGCAGC